ATATACGATTCGGTTCAGGAGGTGGCGGCTGGGGTGCGGCGGTTGGATGAACGCATTACACGGCTAGAAGAAAAAACAAAGCAAGCCGATCAAGCCGACGAACGCAGCCGCCAAGCGTTGGAAATGGCAAAGACGGCGATGGAAAAAGCGAGTGCGGCGGAAGCGAAATGGGACTGGCTGCTCAAATCCGTTACGGGCGCTTTGATCGTTGCGGCGATTGGAGCGCTCTTTTATTTGGCGAGGGGGTAAACCATGCTTTGGCGCGAAGAATTGATTCCGGTGAATCCGTTCAGTCGGCCGGGAATACCATTACGCACGATTCGGAAAATCGTCTGTCATTGGACAGCTAACCCAGGAGCATCGGCGGCCGCTCATGTCCGATACTTCGGCCAAACGCTTGCCAACCAGAATCCTTACGACGACATTCCAGACCGTTATGCTTCCGCGCATATATTTGTAGACAAAACCGAAGCCGTACTGGTGATCCCGCTGAACGAGGTGGCGTATCACGCCGGGCCCGCGAACACGTACAGCATCGGCGTGGAAATGTGCGTCGAGGAGGACGGGAACTTTCACCCGGATACGGTTGAACGGACAGCAAAAATCGTTGCGGAACTGTGCGAATGGTACGGACTCGACCCGATAAGGGATGTAATCCGCCATTATGACGTGACAGGGAAAATTTGTCCGAAGCCTTATGTCATCGACCCGTGGGCGTGGCTGGCGTTTCGTCAAAAAGTCGATTCGATTATGAAAGGAGACGATGCGGATATGCAGGAGATTGAAAAACTCAAAAAGGAAGTCGAGGAATTGAAAGCCCAAGTGAAATTTCTATTGGAAACGCACAACATGGATGTTCCCGAATGGGCGAAACCAGCTGTAGGGGCCGCTGTCATGGCGAATCTGATCGATACGCCGGAAGGCGGCTCGTTTGATTTTTACCGCCTATTGACCATTCTCTATCGTGCTGGACTTATTCAAAAGAAAGGATGATTTGTATGGATTGGGAAACGGTTTTCGGACTTATTGACACGGAGTTGCTTGTTGTCGTTGCGGCTTGTTGGTGCATGGGCTACGTGCTGAAACGCACGCCAAAGGTGCCGGATTGGACTATCGTCTACATCGTTACACTGGCCGCAATCGTCGTTGTAATCGGACTGCATGGCATATCGGTTCAATCCGTCATTCAAGGCGTGCTGTGCGGCGCCTTTGCGGTGTATGGGCATCAGGTGGTCAAGCAGACGAAAGAAAAAGAATGAATGTTCCCCGCTGGCCTCTTTCGGCTGGCGGGGACTTTTTTGTTTTCTCGACAAAACAAGTGAAAATTCCCGAAGGAAACGACAATCCCGCATGGCGAAGTATCGTGCGGGGTGATTTTGTGCTGAAAACACGTTTGAAAGAAATCTTGTTAGAACGAGGAATCAAACAAAAATGGCTGTGTGAGCGTGTAGGATTGTCCTACAGTGCACTTAATCAAGTGGTCAATGGACAAGCCTTCCCTACGCTGGAAACGGCTTTGAGGATCGCTAAAACGCTACAAACAACGGTCGAGGATATATGGTATTTAGACGAGTAATGAAATTTATTAAGCGGACAAGCATTTTTTCTTTGGTCCGGCATATAAATGTACCATCAAACCAAAAGGAGGATGGTACAATGCGCGAGAAACTCGCACCGTGGTTCGTCATCATTTTGGGTGTTCTGGCTTGTATCGGTTGGTGGTTCTTATGGGCGTAATGCCGTTTCACGTCCGATTAGCCGAACTTTGGGTAACGCAACGCCGGCGCAATTTGACCGAAGCGGAATTGCTCGAAATGACACATTGTTTAATGGCCAACGCAAAATACTGTTGGGACATCGTGACGTTGCAAAACCTCTCTCTACTCGCGTATCAGGCACAGGACATGGCGTGGGTGCAGGAGATATGTGCACAGATCGAAGCAATTGAGGCAGGCCAAGAAAAGAAAAAACCGGGCTCCAAAAGGAACGCCGGGAACAAGGATACCAGTATATGATATGCAAAAAGCGCCAGTTTATGGCGCTTTTTTTTTGATAGGTGGATCATATTTCTATACCGCGTGACCCGTTCGCGGTTCCTGTACAGGAAAAACGAATGGATTAACGAATTTGCCGGCCTACCGGCGGTCGGATTAAAAGCACAGCAGATAATCCGGCACACACCGGTTCCGCTGTTCAATACCATTATAGCATAAAATGGGTGTAGTAGGAAGGTTTTCACACAAAATTATGTACCTACGTGTAAACCAGTGAGCCGGGTGACACGTAGGTACGTAATTTATGCCAGCTTAATATCAATAATGGTCCATTGTTTTCCTTCCCTTTTTATCGTAATTTGCTGAAATAAGGATTGAACAATTTGTTTTCTGGTTGATTGCTCCAAATAAGGCCAGTTTTCCTTTAAATTTTTCAATGTTTCAAATGCTTCTTCAGGTGTAACAGTAGAAGGAACGGAACGCGGAAGTTCGGCCAATTTTTTCTCCAATTCCGTAACCAGTTCCATTTCTTCTCTCATTCTTTTGGCAAAATCGTCATACGACATTAACCCATCTCCGTAAGCCCGTTGCCAACGGCTGCGACGCACTTCGCTGGCCGCCAATTGCTTTTCAATCTCATCCCTTTCATTCAATTGTTCCCGAGTTGTTTCGTCCGTAAAAGTCGAAAGAATTGAACCGGTTGTGATTCTTAAAGTATCAAATAACAATTTCGTCAATTTTCTTTCCGAAATTCCCGGAGCGTCGCATGAGCCGTATCGTTCATTATAAGAACACACGTAACCTCGATAAATACCTGACTTTTTGGAGAGCTTGTTGTACTTGCCTTTATAGAGGCTTCCGCATTTACCGCAACGTATGATACCGCCGAAAACGTATTCGTATGAAGTGCGAGACATTAAACCTTCGCGTCTTCGTTCAATGATTCGCTGTACCTTTTCAAAAATTTCCGGCGAAATGATTGGTTCATGCTCTCCATCACGAATGATTCGTTCATGTTCATCGGCGGTTGAGGATTTCCAGTGAACTTTGCCAATGTAGTGAATGTTTCGGAGCGTTAGCATGACCTTTCGTTGGTCCCATTTCGCGCCTCGATTTCTGGAAATTCCCATTGCATTTAGTTTCTTGGCAATAAAAGTCGTCCCAACCCCTTGTAAATATTGATCAAAAATCCATCGAACCCATTTTGCCTCGTCTTCTTTGACGACAAGTTTTCCGTCTTCGGTTCTCTCGTAACCGTACATTGGTACCGTAACGGCATGTAATCCTTTTTTTACTCTGGCTTCCATGCCTTTTCGAACTTCTTCAGCAAGATTTTCTCTATACCATTGAGCAAAAATGCCCAAAAGAAAGACAAACATCCGGCCCATAGCCGTAGATGTGTCAATTTTTTCCGTAATTGAAACAAATTGAACGTTATGCTTTTCAAACAGTTTCAAAAGATAATATAGATCGCCGATGTCGCGTGTCAAACGGTCCAATTTGTGAACAATTACAGCATCGACGTTTTCCCGTTCGATTTCCGATAAAAGCCGCTTCATGTCGGGACGTTCCAAGTTTTTGCCTGAATATCCCGGATCGCAAAAATAACCGATAAGCGTCCAATTTTCATTGTTAATATGTTGGACGATTTTTTCTTCTTGCGCTTCAAGCGAATGCCCTTCTTCGGCCTGTTCGTCGGTGCTGACCCGGCCGTATCCGGCGGCTCGGATAATTCGTTTGGTTGAATTTTCTCCGTTTTTACGTCGCATATGTATCACCCATTCTGATAGACAATCGACTATAAATTCCAAGTCCCATCATCGTTCCATTTTTTTAACGGCTTTACAATACCTAATTTTTCAAGAATATAATGTGAGAATAAACTTCTTGCGGGGAATATTTCTTCTTCGGTACAAATTGAATCTGGTTCGTATTTTAACACTCTGGCTTCCCCTAATGTAGAAACCTCATAATCTGCTGTATTGTATTTTAAATTAGGATTCAAACAAGACGGGGCGGAGTATGTCTTATATCTATGATTCAACATTATTTTTACATTATCAGGGGCTACTACCTGTACCTGAACTCCGAAACTAATGATAACAAGAAAAATAATTGCTCCAATTATCGTGGTTCCTGTATTTCTAAACAACTTTTGCATTGGATAATACTCCCTTCCTATAAAATCGACAAATATAGGCTAGTCATATCATTTTACCGACAAGTTTTAATTATATCTAGTAAATCATGGTATTTCGTGTTATATGTATAGTTACTCCAATATTGTAAGCGTTGCCAGAAGTCGTTTATGTAATTATTGCCACGAACATATGTTCGTATTATAATGTTCTTACCTTATCAAAAGGAACGGTGTTGGCATGTGGCAACGTTGGAACGTTTTTTAAGAACGGCGACCGTCGAGAAGTTGGGGAGTCTGAAAAAATTCTTATACGAAACGGAGGATGATGAGTGTCGGGAGTTTATTTGTTATCTTCTTTCATTAGAAGCTCAAGCATCCCTTCAATTATTCTCTGTTTCTCAGGGGGCAATTTCGCAAACCTTTCCAAAACTTCATTGATTTTTTCTTCGCTCAGGTTCAGCGTCCGGTCTTTCAATTCATGTTTCAAAACGATTTTCCCGTCCATTTCGACGGGTTTTTTTATGATATCCTCCGATTTTATTGTTCCTTTCTGCACTCCTTCCACAACCTCATCATCCATCATCACAGCATCGATGTATCCTGCTCTGGCCATTAACTCTTCAAAAGGAACACCCAAGTACCTTGAAAGGGTTTTAAGAGTGTCCGGTTTTGGTCTTTGTGTTCCCGACTCTATACGCGCAATTGTTCCATTACTTATACCACTAGCTATCGATAATTGCCGTTGACTTTTAAAACCTCGCATTTCACGAAGTTTCGCCATATATAAACCAAATTCCCTCAAATCCACATTATCCATCCTTTCTTACCCCACAAAGCTAATTTTATCAAAATGTTTCGAGTACGAAACATAAAAAGTGTGTACGAAACGAAAAATTTATGTTGCGTGTACTACACGATACATGTTATAATACGGGTGTGTACTGAACGAAACATCGGAAGGGGTGATATAGAAACATGACTTTTGGAAAGTATTTGGCTGGACTTAGAGTACGGAAAGGCTATGAAAGTCAACGCAAATTGGCTCATGTAAGTGGAATTAGTCATGCGACCATTTCCAGAATCGAGAAAGATTTACAAAGTCCACAACCCAGTACCTTGAAAATACTTTCCAAATACCTTGCTACTCCTTATGAGGAGTTAATGAAAGAGGCAGGGTATTTAGATGACGATTTTAAACAAACAACCGCCTAGAAAGGAGATGAACCCATGCAACCGATCAAAAGCGACGCGCTTCTGGAAAGCAAGACGTTGCGCGAATCCGTGATCAACCGAACGGAAGTGCTCGACCGTGTGAAGAAACTGACGATGTTGCCGGACGACCTGCACGTCACCATTGAGATGGCGGCGAATTATTACGAAGTGCATAACGATGCGATTGAGTCTGTAATTCGCGATCACAAAGATGAATTAACGTCCGATGGAATGCAAGTTCTTAAAGGCGAACGACTCTCCGCCTTTAAAACGGAGACTGGATTTTCCAGTAGAGCGGCATCTTTAACTATCATCCCCCGCCGTGCGCTTCTCCGAATCGGCATGTTGCTGCGGGACAGTTTGGTAGCTCGCCAAGTGCGGGAATACCTGCTGAACGTCGAAGAGATCGCCCGGAAAGACGCACCGGCAATCATCGACGAAGCGACCAAACTGCAACTTCAAAAGCAACGCGCTGAAGCGATGCTGATCAACGCCAAGACTCGAGCGTTCCGGACGATCATGAAAGTTGTCAACAACAAGCAGCTTTCAGCCGTGGCCGTAGAACTGTTCGGAATCACGACGCTTGAACAAATCACAGGAAAGCCGATTGAGTATCGCCCCCGTGTCGAGAAAACGTACACGGCGACAGAAATTGCGGAAGAACTCGGGGTCAGCGCAAATAAGATTGGCCGGATTGCGAAAACGCACGGTCTCAAAACAGCAGAATACGGCATCATGGTCCTTGATAAAGCACGCGGCCACGACAAACAAGTTGAGAACTTCCGTTACAACGAAAAAGGACGGCAACGGCTGAAGGAACTCATTAAAGGAAGTGCCCAGCAATGAGCTTCTACGTCAAAACTAAAATTGCAAATGAAATGGAAATCAAGGTTTGGCTGTACGACGATGAAATCTACACGTCTTGCCCGGACTGTGGGAAAGAGATGCAAGTTGATACAAATACCATCGTTTCCATTCTGGGAAATGGCGGAGATTTTGCTGGTACTTCGATATACTGCGTGGATTGTTCCAAGAAAAAAGGTTTTCGAATCATAAAAGGAGGTCAAACATGAACAAATTCCCTACCGTTTCGCTTGACAAACTTCCGCCGAAATTGATTCGGCAAATTGTTCTCGACGTTCGGAAGAACAAGCCGAAACCCGAAGAAAAGCCGGAAAGCCAACGGTCGGCTTAAACCAGAACCATCGGCAACGAAAGGTGGTGATACAGTTTGAACGCCTATGAAGTCGGCGTTCATTTGGGGAAAATCCCCGCCGACAGGGTACCACCATCGGCGGGACGAGGGGAAGTTATGTAGGGGAATCACACAAATACATACTACACCAAACTTCCCCTGATGTATGTGATGCGATATTCACACGGAGGGGGTGAGAACGGACATGTATGAGATTGGAAGGGCCGGGCGAAGACTCCGTGAACTAAGACTTGCGAAAAGGCTCTCCCAACAACAAGTGGCCGACCTGTTTTGGATGCCAAGAGAACGATACAACCGCATTGAAAACGCGCGGATACAGGCTCCGGCCGACGAGTTCTTG